GCCTTCCCGGCTCCACCGAACTCCCCGGTAAGCTCTTGGAGGATGACCTTCTGTGCTCCGGCAATGTCGTTGACCGCCATCATGGCCTTGACTTGGGCCATCTGCTGGGTGGTCAACTGGACACCTACACGGCGGAGCGCGGTTACTCCGAGGATGGGGTCGTTGAGCGCCTTGCCCACTTGGATGATGGACTGTTTAACGTCAGTGCCCATGACCTCCGCCATGTCAAGGGCAATCTCCATTCCATCCTTGAAGGTCTGCCCCTGTACACGCCGGAACGTGGCCATGAGGGCGATGGCGTCCTTGGCGTCCTCGTCCGTAGTCAGGAAGGTGTTCTGGAGAGTTTGTGAGTACTCGTTCAACTGCTTCGCGGTGAACCCTGCGGCATAGCCCGTGGCTCTGAGGATGGCGGCCAGCTTTGCCTCGGACTTCTGGACCTCGGCGGCGCTGGTCGTAATGTCCTTGAGCACCTTGACGAGCGCGGCGCCGCCGACCAACCCGGCCAGCATCCCGGTCCCGCCGAAGAACTTGCTCACTCCACCCATGAGACTCTTGCCCGCGGCCCCCAGACCAGCGGCCAGCTTGGTGGCCATGGCGGCGGCTTGCGCCTCAGCGACCGCCAGTGTTTCCATGGCGGCGGTGGCGGCAAGCGCGGCCTCAGTGTCGGAGGCAAGGACCGCGGCCAACGCCTCCTCTGCGGCGAGCAAGTGAGTGGCGGAGGCGGAGGCCACTTCCTGCGCGGCGGCCAACTCTGCGGTCGCGACGGCACGCGCCTCCACGTACCCGACCGCGGCGGCGGCGTCCGTGGCGAGAGCTTCCTCGGCGGCAATCCATGCAAGGTCCGCGGCGGTAGCGGCCTCTTGTGCGGCGGTCAAGCGAGTCAGCGCGGCGGCCTTGGCCTCGCTACTGGCCGTCGAGGACGCCCTGCCCACCGCTTCCTCGGCGGCGAGCAGTTGAGTGGCGGCGGCGGTGTTGGCTTCCTGCGCGGCGGTCAGGCGAGTCAGCGCGGCGGCCTTGGCCTCGCTACTGGCCGTCGAGGACGCCATGACCGCGGCGACTTCCCCCTGCGCCTTGGTCATGTCAGCCGTCGCGGCGGCGGCGACCCCTTCCGCGGCGGCTAGTTGCGCCAAGGCGGCGGAAGTGGCGACCGCGGCGGCGGCGTCCGTGGCGAGGATGGCACCCACCGCGGTTTCCGCGGCGAGAAGCTCGGCGGCGGACGTGGCCGCCAACCCCTGTGCCACGGCAAGGTCCGCCGCCGCCTTGGCCGCGGCTTCCCCGCCCGCGGACGCTCCACCTTCTGCGGCCATGACCGCGGCCTGTGCCTCGACCAGCATTTGCGCTGAAGCCGCCGCGGCTTCCTGTGCGGCGGTCAACGCGGCAGTGGCCTCAATGAAGGCCATCTCCGCTTCAACCCCTTGGGAGATGCCCTGAACCAGCCCAGTAGCGAACTGCTTGGCAAGTTCAACTACCGAGACATTGGTCGCCTCGGTAGCCACTTGCAATTCATCCAGAGCCGTTGTCCCAGCGTCCGCGCCACGTACAAGCCCGGAGGGGTCAAGCTCCATGCCCAAGCGAATTAATTCAGACATGGCTACTCCTTCGCACGGGCCTTGTGTCGTTGCTCATAGAGAGCAATCCACAACATTTCTTCCTCAAGCGTCAGGACTTCTTCCAACTCTCCCAACGTCTTGCCCAACGCTTCCGCCAGAATCAGCCGGAAGCGGAGGTAGGGTCCGCTTCCAGCTTCTCCGTCGCCGCGGCAACGGAGGGCATGGAGGACTGAAACATGAACGTGATAAGCCGCTGGACCACCGTGAAGTCGGCCTCACTGCGGAGTGCGTGCATGTCGCCCATCTGAAAGACGGGCTTTCCGTCCTCCCCCTGCGCCTTGAGCGCCAGCAGGAGCATGTTCCGCTCCAGCGGCGTCTTGGGGTCACGCTCACTCACACCTTCCCAATCATTCACCGTGAGCTTGGTGAAGTAGAAGGTCAAGTCACCCCATTCCGGGATGGTAATGCTCTGGCGGTCACGGGCGGAGAAATGGCGGATTTGGTCCACCGCCCGTGTGAACGTGGGCGCCTCTGGCTTACCCATACTACTCCTCCTCGGGAGGATTAATTCCAGTCAATGCCGAGGGCGCCGGACCCTTGGAACTGGAAGTTGACCTCAACGATGCTCCCCAGCGCGGCCCCAGCAATGCTGAAACCCGACAGGATAGCCCCGGCGTAGAACTGCTTGAGGCTGTTCGTCACCCCGAACAGCACCCCGTTCAACGTGTTGCTGGGAATGGCTTGCAACAGGTCGTCGAGGACGCGGCCCTGTACGGCGTCATCCTTGTCCAGCCACGCGGTGCCGTCGCCAGACCATACCGCGATGCCACCCACGAACTTCCGCCACGCGGTGCCGTAAGTGGACGAGTCCATGACTTCCACACTGCTCTGGAGGTTCCAGAGCTTGGCTTCCCCAACCGATTGGCTGGCGATGGTCACCACCGCGTTGTCCGCGATGCCACCCGTAGCAAACCCCGGCGTGATTGTCATGTTGATAATGGTGCCCGCGGCGGCAACCCAGAACGGGCCGCCTGTGACGGTGTGCACGGGCGTGCCCGTTTCCCCGGCCACGGTAAAGGTGTCCCCAGCGACGAGGACTCCCTTGAACCCGGTGCCGTCCAAAGTGATTTGCGTCACTCCCACGGTGCGAGCGCCCACGTTCAGGACGTTGCCCGCGGTCACGTTCACCTTACCCCCGAAGGAGAGGTGCCCGTCCAAGCCACGATATGTCGTCATGGTCCGCCCCCTTTAAGGCAGAGGGTTAGGCCCACGTGATGGCGAGAGCGCCGGACCCTTGGAACTGGAAGTCCACGGTGATGAGCGCCCCGAGTCCCGCGGTCCAGTTGATGGTCGTGACCACGCCCGTGCCCGTGAACTTCTTGCCCGTGCCCACGAGGAACTCCATCGCGATAGCCGCGCCCAGAGGAATGGGGATGGTCAGCTTGTCCGTGATGGCCTTCTGCCCGAGAGTGTCCCCATAGTCGAAGTTGCCCGTCGCTGAACCGCCCCACTGCGCGATACCACCCACGAACTTGCGCCACGCCGTCCCAAAGCTGGAGGAATCCATCACCTCCACGTTGGAATTTACCGTCCACGCGTTCAATTCCCCGACAATGTTGGTCGCGTAGGTGAACGAGCCGTCCATGCCACGATAAGTAGCCATCTGTACCTCCTGTTAGGTCGTTTCCTCAATCTCAAAACCTACACGGATAGCGGAAGCGTCCCACTGGGAGTCATCCACCTGAATGGGGGCGCTTGGCACTCCGCACCGCACGCCGGAAAAGCTCACCCGATTGAATATGTCACGGGCGGCATCCAACAAGGCGTTCAGCGCCCCGCTGGCCTCCCCCCGAGGATGATACCCTGTCACCTGAATTACGCCAACCATAGCGTTCCGGTTGGTCGCTCCCATGCTCCGCTCAAAACCGTCACCCCACATGATGTCGATAGCGGCCCATGGCTCCGCGGGAGCGGTAGGCGGCGTGAATGCGACACGGGGCCACTTCACGGGCGTGCGGCCCGCCCACAGGGTATCGAAGCGTGTGAGGATGGCGCTCTGCGCGGTTGCCACGGCACTAGCCATTCGCCGCCTCCCGCGCCAGCATGGCTTGAATCTCCACGGCAATCTGCCGCACTTCTTCCACCGTCACCGCAACCATCCCCACGGGCGCTTGTGAACTGGACCCGTGTTCCAGCTTGTTGATGTATGGGAGGTTGTTCACGATGTACGTGATGTCCTTGATGCTCAATGACTTCGTGAACGCCGCGGCCTTACCGATACTAGGCAACCCGGTTGTGTCGAACTTCGACTCATCCGCCCCAGCCTCCGGATGCCCGGTAGAGATGTTCCAGTTGCCCCGTGCCCGTCCCGTGTCCACCGGGGTGCGGAGCACGACCCGGCGATACGCCTCCAGCACGAGGCCCGCGTAAGCCTGACGCGCCTTCACGCGGATGCGCTCCCGCGCCGCCTCAAACTGAGAAGTAATCCCCCCGGTGGTCATGGAGCGCCCCGAACTTGGCACTCGTACAGCGCCGCGTAATCCCCGGACATGGTGATTCGCACGTCTATGACGCGGTAGGTGCGGGCACCCAGAAGGAACTGCCACTCTGCCGTGGGCGCCACTTCCAAGTCCGCCGCGGCCACGAGTACCTTGCGGTCCCCGGCCTGTACGCCGCCACGCACCTCGTTGATGGTGTAGTCCACCACGGAACACGGAATGTTCAGGTAGTCCACCGCGGTGTTAGCCACCGTGTCTGTTCCGGGCTGGAATACACCTGTGGACACCCTCCGAAAGGTGCCGTGCGTGCCAAACTTACCCACAAGCAGGGAAGCGACTTGGCGAAGCGGCCCGTCCAGTAGGCCCATGGACTACCCCCTAACCAGTGAGGGTCCGCCGCCACCGCCGCGAGTCATTGAGGAAAGAAGTCGGGCCACCGTCGCGGGCAACTGTCCGGCCATGAACTGATGGTTGATGGTGACGGAGAGTGGTCCCACGCTTGTGGAGTCGAAGCCCTCCAGCCCGGTGTCCGCGAAAAAGTCTGTGGCACCCGCATTGGCGACAGCGAGGGCCAGTTCCATCTGCGCTTCCTTGATGAACCGAGGCACCACGTCCGCCGCGTATTCCTCGTCGTCATCGTCCAGCACCCCGTACCGCGGCCACTTGAGCCGCTGGCCAGAAGTGGCCTTGGTGCCCTTGTACCGCTCTGATTCCAGACGGTTGCACGCGGCAACCAGCACAGCCTCACCTGCGGTGCCCGCGGCGATGGCGGTCCACGCGGCCACGTTCGGACGGAGGACCGCGTACGCGGTCATCTCCGCCACGGATACATACGATTGTGCGGCGGCGTCCAATGGGGTGGAGTTGATAGCCATGGGCTACCTCTTTTTGTACTTAGGATGCGGAGCGGGAGGGTCAGGAAGCGCCTCTGGAGCTTCCGGAATTTCCGCGGGAGGCGGTTCTGGAGTTTCCACATCCTCCACAGAGTTGTCCACACCCTCGGGAGTTGGGCCTTCTTCCACGGGGGCGTATACATCCTCTACGGGAGCGTATACATCCTCCACGGGCGGCCCGTGAATGGCTTCCTGCAACGCTTCCCCGCTGGCCACCTGTGCCACCGTGGCTTGTACGTAGGAGGTCGGGATTTCGCTTTCAGGTTGTGCCACCGCAATCTCTACGACCCCCAGTGTCCCGGTCTCCCTCACGGAGACAAACAGGAGGGGGTCGTAGATACCGCGGAGCAATCCGGTCTTACCGTGATGGTGGTCATGTACAACCACGAGACTCACCGACCCGTCACGGTCCGAAACACCGTTGACCATGTGAGGGTTCGACCCGCACACCCGGACGCCCGGAAATACCACCTCAAGCCCTTGTTTCAGGGCTTGGGCGGTAGGATGGGAGAACCGAGCGTACAGGGCGACCCGCTTCACTTAGTTCACCAAGATGCGGACGCCAGCGGTGTGCTTGTCGCTGGTCGCTACTTGGTCCCAGTTGGTGGAGGTGCCAACGGCACCGTCCGCCGGGTTGACGCCACCATTCGTGGTATCCCACTTGGCGCCCTTGACGCCCACGTTGAAGGCATACTCGCCCTGCACGCGGAAGGACAACTGCTCCAGCCCGGTCACAACCTCAGAGACGATTTCTTCCTTCTCCGATTCCGTGACGGTGACCGCGCCCACGGCCAGAC